GTTCTGATGCACCGATAGCGTTGGGTGCAATCTGAGTTGCTGTGATGCTATCTGTGGCGATCTTGCTCGCGGTGACTGCACCGTCGGCCAATTTGGCTGTGCTGACGCTTCCGTCGGCGTAAGCAGCAGTGCCGAGAGCTGTGACCTTAGCGGTTGTAACCGCACCGTCGGCTAGCTTGCTCGTTGTGATCTGTAGATCACCAATGCCTGCGGTTGGTAAAACGACTTGCTGATAGGTGCTTCCGTTGAAAAATTGGAGATTGCTATTGTTTGTATTGAAATATCCTCGGCCCTCAAAGTTATCAGAGACTGGTGCTGTGGACTGAACAGCTACAGCGCTGTTATGAGCGAGCTTGGCGGCAGTTACGGCATCATCAGCTAGCGAAGCAGTCCCTAGTTTTGTAGAACTACTTTGATCTAGCTTGGCAAGGTCGATCTCGCCAGCATCAACCAGGTCAATACCTGCGGCTACAAGATCTTTTGCTGTGACTTTCTTCGTTTCACTTGCGGATATATCCGCTATAGGTAGTACGTCAGTTGCCGAGACACCAGTTTTGGGCAGAGCCGTCAGTTGGGTTATGCGCTGGTCGCTCACTGATCGACTCCCTAGGTACCTGTGCTACCAGCCAGTCTAATCGTTGGTTTCTTGAAGCAGGTAGTCCAGAGACTGCTCTAGGCCGATGCGATCATCGTCTTCTTTTAGTATGTAAGAAGAAGGTTTGCCGACTAGCAACTGAATCTCGCCTACAGTCACAAAGTCAACAGTACTTCGGATGATATCACCAGCTTCAACGGAAACCCCAGAGCGTATAATCATCGCCTCCATCCTGTAGAAAACGGTTGTTACGTTAGGATTTGCTGCCGAGTCTGTTAGATACAGAAAGAGCTCGACTTCACTACCTATGTCAACACGTTGTATAAGTTGAATAAGTAGCATCGAGCTCTCTTTGTCTCCTGTATTTCTGTAGTTGAATAGGCAATCGATGGTGCCACTTCCGCTGAGTAGTCCAGCAGAATACTGACGCTTGAACTTATCGCTTAGCGCGGTGACATCAATAGCCTCGCGTTCGGTATTGAGTGTATAGCTTGTTATGTCGCCGACAGCATTGTCTCTAGCGTCTCTCACAGAAAACCTAATTGGCAGAGCCGGATCAGCAAAGTTAGCGAGAACATATTCGTAGTTCCGATCGTTGTTTACGGCATTCTCAAATGAAGAGAAAAAACGTAAACCGCCGACAGCATTGACATTTACGTAAGCTGAGATACTAGATTCGACCGCACTCGAAGTCCAAGTCCCTGGAGAAAAGCAAATCAGTCCACGAGGATCTGTTGTCGTGATCTCAATTCTGTCACCTGTAACTAAGTTATCTACTGACAAATCAAAGCTAAGTCTATTTAGATTAGTATTAACATCATTTGGACTTATTTCGTCACTGAGTGCAGCTAGGGGAGACTTTAGTCCACGACGCAGGCGGACTACTCCGTTTTCCCCAAGGAAAACTGTCATTATGCGACTACCTCAATGAAGTCGCCATCCATTGTGAACTGAATGGGAACGACACTAAGTTCGCCTGTCGTAGCTGATACTTGAGCACTTGTAATATAAGCGTAGAATCTAATGTCGTCAGATGCGCTACCACCTACATTGAGTTCGAGTAAAACTCTGTCGCTTTCGGAAGCTGCACCTGTTTTCATAATCTTACTCAAGAGTTCTGTAAACTGTGTGTATGTAACACTTTCCCCGGGCTCTAGTCGGTAATACATTAAGGTAGCGCTACCAGTTGCGCCCTTAATCCCTGGTGTAAAGGTATTGACTAGGCTGTCAATGCTATTTGTGGATAAGAGCTCTACTGTAGTGTCTAATGACCAGTCTCGAATCTTGGCCACTGGTTTACCATTAAATACTAAAGAACCAGTACGCCCTGTAAAGAAAGCCATGACTAGAAGAGCCTCTGCTCAGGCTAGCGAACCGAGAAAAGTCCGTCGCTGAAATCAGCGATCAGGCTCTGCCCACTCGAGTTGCAGGGGTGTTCGATTGCACGGACACTGACTTCTCCCTCTTCGTCCATCTGAACTTCCACAATACGGAAAACGCGCTTCGACTGAGCTACTGTTCCTAGTACAAATAGCCAGCCTGAGTAAGCTGCTAAAGTAGTGGCAGTGTTATTACTAATAGAAGCACTTGTAGTTATTACTGCTTGACCGCTCCGGTAGAGGAGCACGTTGTAGGAGCCATTGGGCACACCACTAGCTAGAGGGACATTGAGCGTTCCCCCATTCTCTATTTGTCCGCTATAGACACTTTGCCATTGTTGCTGACCTATGTCGACGTAAATATAAGAACCTGGGCTGAGGGGGCTGTCGGTAGGGAAAGTCTTGAACTCAACGCTCCTGCGAATGTGCCTACGTTGCTGACAGAGAAGTTTTCCGTAGAGAATTGCCTGAGCGCGATTAGTGACGTATTGCGAGAGATCAAATGTCTGACGAATGGCGCTGATTTCTGTTACATCATTAAGACTGACGTCGACACTTGCATTGCGAGGGAAAACGCCTTCGAGCTCTGTGTTTCTGTAGATAATAGTTGCGATCAAATCCTGTACACTACTCCCATAATCGATAAACTCTTCTTTGTAGGAGTCCTCAAGGATATTCCCTGCTGTAAATAGAGCAGCGATAGGTACCGTTCTCGTGATGTTTCCAGCGTTATCGCAGGGCACTGCGGGTACGAGCGTCTCCTTTCCTCCTATGCGGCCCAGTTCGAGCAGGCTATAAGGTGCGACCTCTGCCCAGAATTGACGCCAGGAAGTGGGTTCCGCAATCACCCCATCAAAGAATAAGTTGTTGCGTTGACAGAACCGTTTTGCTTTTGCGAGAGCGACTAGGTCGATCCCGCCAATCTTTGCATACTGTCCCACTCCGTTTTGTTGATCAAGGATCGTGTCTAGAAAGATGTCGGGTGTGTAGCTACTGCTGCCATCAGGTACAGATGGATATGTACCATCATCACGCAATCGCCTGAGCTTCTTACCTTCTAGAACAAATACGGATAGGGACCGTAAATCCTGGATGCCTTGGCCGCTGTAGGCGTTGAAGCCCATCAGCTGGAGGCCGCGGTACAGGTTGGGGTAGTTGCTGAACGGCTCAACGCGCTGCTCGGTCACGGCCGTGATTGCCAGCTCAGGGCCGCCCTCGAAGCTGAAGCTGATCTGCGTGTCAGAGCGGACGGAGAACAGGCCCCACTCATCCACCTCTGATGGGTTGGCATTCAGCGGCGGTCGCAGACCCATGCGGGTGCGGATGGAGCCCACGAAGGTGAACTGCCCACCGGCCGGGCCGGGGATGATCACCGTGTCGCCGCTGTTCTCGATGTAGGCAAAGTCTGCAGCGCCGTGAGTATTCATCTCAGCCGCGGTCTCGGCGATCGGGTCGAAACGGAACTGCCAGTTGCCGATGTTGTCGCTCGCGATGAACTTCAGCGAGATGAAGTTGTCTACGTCAGCGCCGCGGCGCACCGCAAAGATGTAGGGCAGCCGCGCCCAATCGCCACCTGCTCCTGTGCGGCGGTAGCGCACCCAGAAGAAAGCGGAGCGCAACTTGGTGCCGTTATCGCTGTCGCGGTAGTTCTTGACTGTTTCCTCGCCGTACTTCTTGGCGCGGCCTTGGATGCGCTTGAACACCTTGGCCTTCAGCGCGAAGTCAACAACGCGGCACTCGGTGATCGTTTCGTAGCCGGCCTCCTCCATCTTCACCAAGCACTTGGTGTTAAAGAAGTCGTTCCACGCTTCTGGCTTGGATAGGTAGTCCTCCAACTGGGCAATTCGCTGACGCTTTTGGTTTCGCTGAACGCGCCAAGCTGCATTGCGCTCATCCATGGCAGCCTGATTGAGGTTGCCGGCATCTGCAGCAAGCTGATAAAGCTCGTTGAGCGTGTCCTTTTCGCGGTCAATAATGTAAGCGCGCTCTTGCTTTGCCGTGCGGCGCTGGCCTCTGTTGAAGTCCCAGTCGTAAACCTTGTCTGCCAGTCCGTATCGTTCAATGCGCCGGTCAAGTTTTGCCTGAGCTATTTTGATCTTCTTGTTGTAGTCAATAATCTGAACCTTCCAGGCGTTAATCTCCTGGTTTGTTTTTGTGCGCTCGTTTCTTGGTAGCTCAAGCTGATCGTCGATCTTGTATTGCAGGTCGCGGCGCTTATCTCTCAAATCATCAAGAGCTTCAGCGGCCCGCCGCACAGGCCCATCAACCGCGATGCTGCCGTCAAGAATCCCGTCTAGCTCAGCGTCGGTCCATTGCTTGTCAGTCAGCTCAGCGAGCTGCTGCTTTCTTGCCCGTAATTCCTCAAGCCTTGCGTTGGCAGCATCTGCAAAGCCGGGTTTGAAGATCGGCTCATTGGTCGCAAGAAGGCGATCAAGTTCCTTGATTTCAGCCTGCAGCTGCACGATCTCGCGGCTGGCTTCCTTGCCGTTTTTCTTGAAGTCGAGGGTGTTGTAGTCCTCTCGCGGGCAGATCCCGGCTTCGATGCACTCCATCGTGACCCGCATGGAGCCATCGTCCAGCTCGACGTTCTTGATCGCGGCCGCCACGCGGAACTTCGCGCTGCCCAGCTTGTAGGTGCTGGCCGCGTCGATGTAGCTTGAGAGCGTGCGGCGCAGTTCACGTGCGGCCCGTGCGGTGTCGCTTTGGGTGGACGTGATCCGCCGGAAGATCAGGGTCATACGCTGGCCCACAGGCACCACCGGCCGCGCGTCGTTGAGCACGTTGGTGGGCCAGTAGGCGCTCAACCCGTCGATCTCGATGCCGACCGGCGCATCGCGCTCGTCGCCGTTCTCATCGCGGTCGATGTAGTTGACGTTGACCGGGATCGGCGCGTAGACGCCGAAACGTGTCATGGTGCTGGGCGAGAAGGCCTGGCTGAAGCCATCGGCGTGCTGATCGCCGACCAGCGTCGGCCGGTAGGCAGCATTGCCGGGCGCCTCCCCTACGCGGCTCGGATCGGTGTCATCGCCGCGGATCAGGTCGGCAAACTGCAGCGGCCGGTTGGCGCCGAAGTAGGCCCATGTC